CAACAGCCTATAAAACATTTTTTTCTTATAATATACACGATCATTATACATTTTACCTAATAGTTTAGGTAAAAAACCTTCACTATCAGTTTTGAATAATGCGCCATTGGGTGTTATCGTTGCACCTTCAGTTTTAAGATATGTTAGAGGCGTTGATTCATTTAACATTTTATTAACCGTAATACCATTTGATTTCATACCAATAATTTTTTCTGGAGAAATATTATACTGCATAATCAAATGTGGGTATAGTGAGTTGATGTCAAACGAAACAATCCAGTTGTGCATACCGACCAATGGGTCTTTTACATATGCACCAGGATACTTTTCATCTTTTATATTATCTTCTTTTGGTGGAATAACAATGTTATCTTTACGCAAGAAGTTATAGATTAATGTATCCCAAAATCTAACTTGTGAAAATACATCCTGATAATTAATCTTTGCCTCATAGGACATATTTAAGATTAATTCAATTAGTTTTAATTTGTCTTCTAGTTTATCAACTATTTCAACATCTTTAATATTGTAATCTACAAACGATTGAAAGTCTTTAGTATACCAATCTCTAAATGTATCATAAGGGTTTTCATCTTTTGATAAATTTAATTCAACTTTACCGATATGATCTAACTTATAACTCTCTTGTCTTACTGGTATAAATTTTTTATATAGATCAAGGTAATCTAGCATTGCAATACCATATAGATCATAATACAATTGCGATCTACCTCTTACGGTTATTTCTTCGGTGCCTACTAGATTCCAAGGCGATAATCTTCTTACAACTTTTTCGTCTGTAAGTAATTTAATTCTATTACATAGATAAGGTAAATCAAAAAACTTTGTATTCCAACCTGTAATTACATCTGGATAGTTCTTCATCCAAAACTTCATAAACTCCATAATTAAAATTTTTTCTGACTTACATCTTATATAAGTTACGTCTGATCTATCAGTTTTATAATCGCCTGTACCCCAAGTAATAATCTGTTTGTTAGATTGATTTTTAACCGTGATACAAAGTAATTCTTCTATTGGATTTTGTACATCTGGAAAACCATTTTCAGCACTACATTCTATATCAAGTGTAAATATTTTTATATGATCTTTTGAAAATTGTATGTCTTCAGGATATGTGTCTGAAATATATTGATACTGATAACGATCCATACCAAAGATCGGTGCATTTTCAGTATTGTAAGTTCTTTTGAAATCTCTTGCTTTTTTGATACTACCAAACTCAATAGGTTTTAAAGATTGACCTGATAGAGTTTTAAATTCTGTTTCTTGTTGTGAGATAGCATAAAGAGTAGGACTATAATCAATCTTCTCTTTAAATTCTTTACCATCGTGGATACCTCTTACTAGAAGTTTGCCGTGATGTTCTATTACTGATTTATAAAAGTTCATTATCTCTTAATCTCACCGTTAAATTATCTAATTCTTTTGTCAATTGTATCTGACAACTTAATCTACTTACACCTGGAATATAACCTGGTTCATATTCTAATAATGATTGTTCCATACCATTTTGTTTTATAGGTAATAAATGCGACCAAGCATTTGTTAAATGAATATGACAAGTAGCACAAGCACAATTGCCACCACAATCAGCAGGGATTTCTTTTAAATCTGCCTGCTTTGCTGCCTGCATTAAAGTGGTTCCTTCTTCTACTTCAACACAGACCTTATCATTATTAGTCCGTATAAAGTTAACCGTTATCACTTCTTTAATGTTGGTATAGTTGTTTCCGTTATTAAACTTGTTTTAGGTGTTAATATCCTACTAGTATTTTGTTCGTAAGATTTTAATATTTCATCTTTTGGATCTGTCATAAAAACAATCTTATCCTTGGACAAAGTAACCGTATCTTTTTTGCCATACGCATTATACAATGACATCATTAAAGATATTGGTTGTCCTGGTGCTGATTGTTGAGGTATGATTACGAAAGGATTTTTTAGACTATATCCTTGATCGTTCTCTCCGACTTTAGCAATTACATCTTCGCCAGTAGAGAGTCTTATTATTTTCACTTCTTGCATTATATTTCTCCTTATTAGTAATTATAATATATCACACATTGACGCCAATGTCAATGCTATTTCTTTTCAAATCCAACTTTGTCTTGTTTTCCTTCTTTTTCAATAGGTCTTAATCGTTTACTTAATACAAAAGTTCTATTAGGATTAACAGCAACATTCATCTGTCGCATTAAATCTCTATTAACTAATAAATCTGAACCTGATCTAGGTCTACTATCTAATCCTACTTCTATATCTGGATATGTAAATCCATTAAATGTAAGTGCCATTTTTACGGTAGGTCTTATTTCAGATGGTTCGTTAGTTGCATTTGATCTAAAAACTTTACTTGTACCAAATTTAGGTTTACTATAAACTTTGCCATCATATTTCCATTTTACAATTTTACCTTTTGATTCTATAATTTCATCTGCGTGTAAAGCACACGCTTGAGAACCATTACCTGTATCAAACTTAACTCTAACTTTTCCTATTTCATCTACGTCCATAGTTTCTAACCAACCACATTCTATAAGTGATTGTCTATCCCAATGAGTTCTATCTGAAACCCAATCAATTACATAAGACATCATAGTTTCACCATCTATTCTGCCTGATGGTTCTGGATCAGAATAATAATCTTTGTACTGATAACCTTCATAGTCAGCACCTGATCCTGGACTTCCGTTTATTTCTAATACGTATGGTTTATTTTTATAAACTATGTGATCTACGCCACACATATATGCTCTGGATAATCTAGCAGTTTTTAAAACTAATTCTATTTCTTCTTCACTTAACTTATATGGTTCTGCCTCAGCACCTCTATGTGTATTTGATCTAAAGTCATAACTACTATGAGTTCTTTTTGTACTTGCAAATATTTTATTATCTACTACAAAAGTTCTTACATCAAAATCAGTTTTCATATATTCTTGTATTAACATTTCTGCTTCTAGTTTCCACATTGCCTGTACGGTTGCAACAAGACCTTCATAGTCATTTACTTTTATTACACCAACACCTTGTGTACCTGTTAATGTTTTTAATATGACAGGAAACTTACCACCGATTTTATCTAATGCAGTTTTTAAATTTTTTTCGTTTGAAACATAAGCAGTTCTAGGTGTAGGTACACCAAACTTTTCAAATAATAATGCTGAAGTTAATTTATTATCACAAGTAAGCATTGCCGCTCTTGTGTTTAACATAAATGCTTGTGAGTTTTGAAAAGCAGATATTAAAGATAAACCACCTTCATCTTGTAACGCACCACCTCTACAAATACAAACGGTATCTTTACCTATGAAAGTGTGTTTAGCACCTTCACCATCATAGTTATACACCGTTAATGTATTTTTATCTTCGTCTTTATCTGTTATGATTGAAGTTTTTGTATTTACTATAATACATTTTATGCCTTTTTTCTTACACGCTTTTGATATAAGATCAGCAGTTGTATTTTCTTTAGGGTCGTCTGAATCTGCTATTGTAACTATAGCAACCGTAATTGGTTTTTCTTTACGTTCTAAATCTTGTTCTACAAAAAATTCTTTAAACTTTGGTATTTGCATTTTCGCTATTCTCGGTTGTGACCTTTTTTCCTATGTTATATTTAGCAGATAAATTCCATTCTTTTTTCTCTTTGAATGGTAAAACTTTTATCTGACTCAAAGGCGCCTTGTTATTTGCCTCGTCTTTTTTAACTATATCAATTAGGTTCCAGTCTTGTAATAAAATAGCGATTGTGTTTCTTCTTTGTATATCATTTTCAACTAAAGTCGCCTTCTTGCCATCTAAAGCAAAAAGTTCTTTAAAATGTACGATATAGTATTTACCTTGTTTGTGTAATATGTGGCAAGATTGAAATAACGTCTTATCTTTTCTACTTGCAACACCAATTCTTGTAAGGGTTTCTCTAACTTTTAGGAAATCGTCAGGTTGTTTTATGGTGACCTCTAACATACTCTCTGGCGACCATTGTATTTCTTCACTCATTTTCTTCTCCCACCTTTATATAAGGTTTCTTTAATATCTTCAATTTGTTTTGTTGTGAGTATGTTCAACGCCTCTCTTGCTTTTTCATTGCTATAACCAAAATACTCTTTCACATACTCTATGTCTTTCAATTTGGATTGTTTAAACCATCTGCCACCAAATCTTTTTTTTCTTCTAACACTATTTAGTAAAAACTGAAACTGGACCTGGTTGTCAAGGAAGTGAAAACCGTTCATTTCGTTTGCTTGCGGAAGAGTATCCCAAAACATTGATAAACAACGATTAATAATATACGCAGGATATTTTTTTATCCACGTTTCGTCTGATTTCATCAAGTCTTCTTTAGACTCATTGATCGCTTTTAAGTAATCTTTTAATTCGTATGCCATTATTTGTTGCGTCTGTTATGTCTGCCCATATACCAATCACCTGGTTCGTAATTATATCGTTTACCGTGATGTCCTCTAATGTCAGCATACCACATTCGCAATTTGACTATACACATTCGCCAAAATGTTCTTCGTGCCATTCTATTCTCCACTATTATGTTATTTAAATTTGCAAGTCGCCATTATTTCTGTCAAACAAGCGACCATATTTATCTCTTGGTCTGCTACGAATGCCGATTTATATTGGTATCCTGCTAATAAAAGTATTGCCTGTGGTACTGATTGTGGTTGTAGATAGTCCTTTGAGGACTTATAGATTATTCTAAACAAGTCTGATGGTTGAACATTTAGATTGTTAACAACCCATTTTCTAGTTTCATTAAAGTCTTTTTTCTTCAAACAAGCATATAAATTCTTAATATCTGCCTCTTTTTGATTGAAAAATATACCACTATCAATCTTACCATTTACTGAATATCTTTGTAATTCATTGATAGTTTTTCTAAAGTCTGGAAAATGCTTCTCAATTAGACTTGCTAAAACCTTCTTATCATATGGTACTTTGTTCTCATCTAATATCATACCTAGTCGTTTCATCAACGATTGTGCTGATTTTAGTTTCTGACCATTGACTATTTTAAAGTCTATTTGAGTTAATCTACTTCTTAAAGGTTCAATAAACTTGTAAGGATAATTACAAGTCATTATAAATCTACAATTTTCAAAAAATGTTTCAATGAAATTACGCAAAGCAGGTTGTACTGACTCAGCATTCATATAGTCTGCCTCGTCAATTATGACTACTTTGTGTTTAGATTCGGTATTGAAAGATACGGTTGACGCAAAATTCTTAATCTTGTTTCTTAACGTATCTATATGCCTACCTTCATCTGATCCATTTATGATTATATAATCAGCATTTAGTTGTTCACATAAAGCACGAGCAACGGTAGTCTTACCTGTTCCTGCCGTACCTGACAACAACATATTAGGTATTTCTTTTTTCTTTAGAAATTCTAAAAATGTTTTTTTAGCTGATCTGGTAGAATACAATCCTGTATTGTTCTAGGTCGGTATTGTTCAACCCATAAAAAATCTGCCATAGTCTAACTCCTTAAAATTCAGAGTCAGGTTCTAATGCGATCCAGTATTGTACAGGTTTGTTCCTGTTAACAAAATGACTTATCTTTTGTTGTGAGATTTCTACATCATAATCGTCACCAATAACTTTTAAGTTTTCTGCTTTAAAGTAAGCATTAAACTTCTTATCAGTTTCTCCTATGATTTCAGAATAGTCATTTGAAGATTTGTTTTTCTTATCAGTAGCAACTAACTTAATGTTTTTACCATCACCTACTACGGCAACATCTGGTAAATTCAATGTAGTAATTGCTCTTTGTAATCTAGCAAAATCATCTTTCTTTAAAGTAAAAGATACATACTGATCTGGCATATTGATTGCTTTTGTTGGTGCAACAATAACTGATTTATCAGCAAAGAAATATTTGATTGCTTGTTTATTATTTGCGGATGCTATAGTTACATTTGATCCACCATTAAATTTTAATGCAGGTTTTTCAAATAACTCAACTGCTCTTAAAAATTCTGGCAAGTCATATATAGCAAACTCACTATCAAACTTCTCCGTCACCTCTGCTTCTGCCAAGATGTTTTTCATTGTGGAGATTGTTTGAATTGTATTTCCAGGTTTAACTAGAATATTCTGGTTAATATCTGAAAAGTTTTTTAACACCGATAAAGTGTCTGTACTTATGTTCATAATATATTCACTCCTTCATAATTTATATAGTGTCAGTATATACTAAAAAGGCGAGGAAGTCAATGCTGCCTCGCCTCTGGTCTATTAAACTATTTAATATCAATAGTTTTCGCTTTTCTATGTTCTGGTATTACCCTTTCCATAGATACCTTTAAAAGGCCGTCTTTCAACTCAGCACCTTTGACTTTTACATCATCAGCGATTGTGAAAGATTTAGAGAAGTATCTTTTAGCGATACCTTTATGGATTACTTCACCATCTTTAGTATCTTCCTTCTCGTCTTTTTTAGATTTAATTGATAGTATACCTTCTTTAAGTTCTACTTCAATATCTTTTTTGTTGTAGCCAGCAAGTGCGATTTCTATATCGTACTTATTTTCTCCAGTCTTCACTATATTATAGTGTGGAAAACTAGGCATATTTGTGATAAAATCATCTTCAAACATTCTTTCAAAATGGTCAAAGACATTATCAAAACCTACCGATACTGGTCTTAATTGATTGAAAAGTTGTATTGCTCTATTGGTCATTATAACCTCCTTTGTTAAGCAAAGTTATTTTCATTTTTACTGACAACCCTAAAAGGCGTTGTCATTATTATTTATATAATCATTATTATATAAATGTCAAGGCACTTTGTTGTTCACGCTGTAAAGTGCCAAAGCAGCGTTTTGCGACACCGACTTAATTTCTAAATCGGGTTCTTGCGTGAGGACTTACGAATAGCCTCAACATTATATATTTATATCACCAACGCAAAACTCTTAATAACCTCTTAATCGTTCTAATTTTTTCTTTAATTTTTTACAATTTGCTATATTTTCTTTTCTTTTTCTTCTCTTTTTAGCAGACGGTTTTTCGTAATATTGTCTTTGTCTTAACTCTTTTACTATGCCTTCTTTTTGTACTTTACGTTTTAGTACACGCATAGCCTGTTCAACATTTCCTCTTCTAACTTCTATTGTAATGCTCAACTCTTACACCTCCCTTCATTTACCATTGAAATACATTCGCCATCATAATTAATATTAACATACCAGGTATTACTATACTCAACGGCCAGAAATCTAGTAATTCTTTCCAACCCATTTTATCTTGTTTACTTCTTTTTTTCACTTGTTTTTTTATCTCTCTCATTAAATTATTGATAGGTTCACCTTTTGCAAAATTTGGAAACCCTAATTCTTCACACATCATAACTTGATTATAAACTTGGTGTAATGTTTTCTTTTTTAGTTCTAGTGTTACCGTACCTTTTAGAGAGGCGACCGAAGTCGCCTCCTTTGGACTAACACTATGATTGATAGATTTAGATTGATTCAGAATCATCCTCCTCATCCGACTCACTATCATTGTCTTCCTCTATTTGAGACTCTAGTTCCGCCTTTTTCTGTGATTCAATAATTGAATCGGCAGAAGCACCAGCGTCAACTTTAGTATATAACTCAACAAAGGAATTCTTTGTATCATCATCAAATCTATTAGTACACATTTCAATTGCCTTCATCTTATTATTAAAGATAGCATATGCCTGTGTAATATGGACAAGTCTTCTTGTAGATATAATTTCATCAACACCACCATCAAAGTAGGTTTTTCTAATTACATCTGCCCAAGTAGTTAACTTGTCAATAAATTTGACATCTGATTTACCATAAGATTTTAAAGTATTATTTAAAATCTTTTTTTCTATAGCAACAGATGGATATTTCTGTTCAAAAGTTACTGGAAATCTTTCAAGGAATGCCTCGTTAAGAACATTAGTACCGATAAACTTACCGTCTTCGGATCCTTGACCTTTAGTATTTGCAGTAGCAATTACATTGAAACCAGATTTAGGTGTTACCCATTTGTTAATCTTCTTAACAAAGATACCTGAACCTTCAAGGACAGGTTGTAAACACATTATCTTATTACTTGCAAGGTCAATCTCGTCAAGTAAAAGAACAGCACCTCTCTCCATTGCCTCAATGATCGGACCATTAGACCAGACCGTTTGTCCGTCTTTAAGTCTGAAACCACCAAGCAAATCGTCCTCGTCTGTTTCAATTGTTATATTAACTCTAATTAATTCTCTTTTCAAATCAGCACACGCCTGAGTCACGGCAAGAGTTTTACCGTTACCAGAAAGACCTGTTATAAACACAGGATAAAATCTATTAGATTTAATAATTGATTTTACGTCTGGATAGTTACCAAAACTTACAAAGTTTTTATCCTTGTTAGGAACAACATTGTCCGTTAGAGTAGAAACGATATAAGCCGCCTCTTTTTCAGTTGTAGGTTTTACAACTTTCTCCATAGTAGTTGGTTTTGAAACATCTGTATCTGAACCAGATGGCATTTTGAATAGACCTTTTTTTAATTTAAGGTCTTTATTAGACACTAACCATTGTGGAAAAGAAACTTTGTGTTTCTTCTCAACTTTCACAAGTTGTGCCCTAGTGATTTCTTTAATATCACCAAACTCTTTATAGCATAGTTCTATAAAGTTTCTTTGTTTATCATTTAACAACATTATATTAGTCCTTTCTCAATTGTTGATAAGTATAGGCTATCATAGATCGACTCAAAAGTCAAGCAGTAATAACCCTTGTTTTTATTGATGTTTTTGTCCATATTATGCAACCTTCTCAATAAATTTGTTTAAAAGCACTCTGGAAGTGATTCTTCCTTTCATACTTTTACTGAATAAAGATTTAATCTTACCAGTTTTCATAGTATCATTAATGCCATCTAAATCAGTATTCTCAACTTTCATATCTTTAGCATTAACGATATAATAATCATCATAACCTTTTTGAGGTACGGTACATACCTTCTCTTTATTAAATTTACTTCTATTCTTTTGGTAGATTTCTTCTCTTTTAGAATAATCTCTTATGTGTTGAGGTCTGAAATACATATC